ATTACAAAAATATTATTAACAGACCCTTGATCTTTTGGAAACAACCAACCTTTTATAGTAAAGCTAGTATCTGCTGAGACTCTATAAGGAGTTGTACTATCAATATCTGTTGGATAGGACATGTTCATACTCTCAGACCATAACACCTCTGTTCTTATCTCTTGAGGTACTTGCACGAAAGCTGGTGGTATTTTCCAAGATATAACTACGTAAGGGTTACTGTATGGTATGAAATTGCTTAGTATCTGATCCATATCTGTTTGATATTTGGTCAAGATACTCATGTTAACATTAATGTTGATTGGGGTTGGTTGAGGTAGAAAATCTGTTGTACCAACACCATTGTTAGCATAAAAAGAACCTAAAATCTTATTGAATACTCTTGAGCTATCTCTTTGAATACCACCAATTGTTACAGCAATTACTGGTAAAGTTAAATGCATTGACTTGTTAACTAAGTCTTGTATAACTCTTTGTTTTGGTGAATAAACGTATGAAACTCTAAGTTTTTTCTCATCAGGTACTCTGTCTTTGTCATATCGATTAATAACTACAGAGTTAAAGGCAGCTACGAACTGCGTAATCAGATCTTTTATTTCAAAATAGAATGGTTGATCTCTCACAGAAATATTTATAAGTAGTTTAGGCTTTTATATGTTGAAAGTTCTATTTATCAACAACTTCAATCAACCAGACTATTTATCTAACATGCTCTATATAGGGCTAGCTAATAAGCAAGATGTTGAACTATATACTTATGCAGCTCCTTTTCACTTAATATCTGGCATTGGTTGGAATGATAAATTTATAGTTAATAGTAAATGGGAAGACAATATTAAAGCTCCAGGCTTTACAGTTTGTAGTAAAATTAAAAGAGGTCCTATTATAGATTTTGCACAAGAAATTAAATTTAGAATTCAAAATCATTTTTACGATAAAATTATCTATTCTTCTATTTGGAGAGATCAAATGTACTTTGAAGACGTTATAAAGACCTATAGCAAAAAAGATATTATTATGATCGATGGAGATGATCATGAATTAATACTTGAGTCGGTTGCAGATAAAGGTATCTATTTTAAGAGAGAATTATTCATTGATAGAACGGATATTAGACCAATAGCAATGGCTATACCAGATTCTATTTTACAATCAGACTCTTCAACAAACAAAACACAGCTCTTTTCTACTGTATATCCAGGTAGACCTGAAACTTATATTTTTAAAACAGAACAAAGCTATTACGAAGATTACCAAAAATCGTATTTCGGTACTACATTTAAGAAGGGTGGTTGGGATTGCTTGAGACACTATGAAATTATAGGCAACAAATGCATCCCCTACTTTATAGGGTTAGAAGAATGCCCAAAAAATATTTTATTTAATTGGCCAAAAAAACTTATTTTAAAGACAAATGAGTACGCAAAAAACAGTATAGCGCCTCAAGAGTATGACGAACTCTTAGAAGAGCTATACTGTTTTGCGAAGCAGTATATGACTACATCTGCTTTAGCTAATTATGTTATTGAAACCTCTGAATGAAGTATTGAGGTAGCTTATCCTTACACTTCATGAGCACAAACTTAATTGCCCCATCTAAGATATAAGTATCACAATGATCTTCTTCAGTTCTGATACCACGACCACAAGCCTGAACAAGACTGCTTAGCATCTTATTCTCGTACCATTCAGGATCAAGCTTAAAGAGAGTTTCTACCCGCTTAGAGCCAAGTGGCAAGTAAGGTAGTTTCAACACAATCTGAAAGCGAGCTAGCTCATCCTTAAGATCAACCCCATGAGTAAGTGAAGGAGATACTAGAACAGTTGGCTTGTCAGACTCTACATGCTCTTTAACAATATCTTCGTTAGTTTTACCTGATTGACGGTAAAGCATTCGATCACCATAGTCATCAAATTTAGCTTTAACGTATTCAGTAATTTTAAACGAATGTGTATGAATAATACCTTTATCGTTCTTATACTTGTCAACTAGCTCTTTTGCAATATTGCAAACATGAGGTAGGTTCTGTTCAAGGTTAGCATGATTTAGCTTATACTTAGTATGAACAAAAATTGGAGCCTTCTTAGGATCAAACGATGAAGGCATTTCAACATACTCATACTCTTCAATGCCAAGACTCTTAGCAAAATTAACTGGATCAATAATAGTTGCTGACATCAGAATAATCTTCTCACCATGATTAAAGATATGACTTGAGAGCTTATCAACCTTCAACGGAGAGAAGTTAACAGCTGTAGCAGACTTCTCAATCACATACTTACAATCATTCCAATGACCAGTAACAGTCTTAACAGAGTGCACAACATTATTCAAGCCACGAAGCTTATTTTGCTGAGCATCAGAAAGCTCTTTCTTATTACGCTTTTCAGTTAGAATCTTGATTTGTTCTTCAATAACACACAATAGATTAGTAAGCCATTCAATGACTCGATTAGGTACATCAGTAGCTAGCTTTTGAGTATGAATTCCAAGCTGAGCCAAACGCTCATAGCTAATATCAAACCCGAAACGCTTTACCAATTCGTCTTCAAGCTCTGCAGCCTCATCACAAATCAAAAGCTCTTTACGCTTCAGTTGGTCTGGTAGAGCCAAAAACATACTATAATTAAGAATGCCAAAATTACTAGTAACAACTCGATTACGAGCCTCATAGTACGGGCAAATACACTTTTTCCAGCAATCATCTTTAATCTTTCCAACAACAACACAAGGAGCAATTTCAACATCCTTAGTTTCATCAATTGTACATTGATAGTTAGATTTACCTTTTAAAATATCAGAATCATCAAAAAACTCCTTGTATTGGTTCTGCAAATTCTTTGAAATTGTCAATACCATTGAACCAAAAGGTTGTTGCTTATCAATTTCTTCTTGATTAGAGAATTCACCAGACTGATCCATCTGATAAATAGAATACGAATCAACCAAATGCTTAAAGTCTTTGCTACAAGAGTCAGTCAAGTTAGCTACAGTGCGAGAAATATAAGACTTACCTGAGCCTGTAGGCGCACATAGAATAAGAAACTTTTTATCTCCACGAAGAAACTTTTCAATCTTCTTTAAGACAGCAGCCTGCTGTGCTCGAGGGGTGTGGTTACTTGGAAATGCTGATAGGATGTCTTTCTGTTTCACTACGTTGAGTATAGCGTCACGTGAAATGAAAAGCAAGCTTATTGTTTAGGTATTTAGACTTATAAAGTTTGTAATACTCATCTATTTTAATTTTCAGAGTAATATCATCTGTAAGAAGCTCTACTTTATAGTCGAATAAAAATCCAGCTGCAGTTTCAACTATTTTAAATGGTAGTGGTATTTCCAAATACTTGTTCTTGTTATTTGAATTGATACAAAAAACTAAATAGTATTCTTTTGGAGCAAATAAGATAAACTTACCTGTTCTCAATACTTTTTCATTCAAAAGAATTTGTATGTTCTTTTGAAAGTGTTTCTGTAATTTTTGCTCCAGTACAAGACTATCTATCACAAATATTAATTACACTAAACGCGCATAAAGTCAATTTTTTGCTTCTCTGTCATAAAGGCTAGCTTCTCATTATAGTATTGCCAAAATTCATCATTAGCCTTTATTGTAGCTACAACTTGACAGGCTGCTACATTAACTTGTCTATAGTCTTGTTCAAAAATATCCCAGGTAACAACTAAACCTTTTAATTCTGGATTATAATCTAATTGCTGGTGTGGTGGGCGGTAGTTAAGAGCAACTCTACCCTTTGTGCTGTTTAAGAGAGAATAGCTGTTGGTACAAAGCATTCTTCTAAAAAGAGGTTCGCCAGGCTGCGGTCTGCGCCTGGCGAATTTAAGTTCTACTACGTTTTGCTGTAAGAGAAGTTTTAACTGATTTAGGCTTACTTTCACCTAATTATTTATTAACTCATTGTAACTGCTGGCTGTTCTGCTTTAGAGCAAACACCGAAAATACGAGTCTCATCCAAGAAAATAGACTGCTTAATCTTCCCAAGACCTCTTACAACAACGTTTGATACTGGAATGCCTTTATCATTTGGAAAGCAAACGTAATCATCAACCTTAACATTCTTGCAATCAGGACCAGCAAGAATAATCTGTCCAATTCTCCAGGCCGCCTTGGTGTGGTCGATTGGTACTAGAATACCGTTTCTCATAACAGTTTGATTACTGTCAGGTGTATCAACATAGCGAACTAGAATAATATTATCAAGAACCTTATCAAGTTCAAAGTCATCAATAAGAGTGAATGTATCACTGGCATGTTTGTCAAAGTTCAATGCGCTTGTTTTTTGCATATGAACTGGGACAGGAACATTAGTAGGAAGTGTTGGTACCATATTTGTATATAGTTATTATTAGTTACTTTTCAAGATGCTCTGCGTACATTTTAATCTCTCGCTGAGATAATTCAAGATTGCGAGCAAGCATTTCCAGATTTTCATCCTCCTTAGTCTTTTCTTTCTTTACTTTTTTAATGTATTCGATTTTCTTATATCGCATGCGAGGAATTACATTAATAAGAAACTTATTTTGTTCATCCTTAGACAAACACATCCAATAGCGATTAGATGTTTCGTTAACAATAGTAGCAACTTCACCACTATGCATACTCAACCACCTATTAACAAGGAAAAACTGATACTCCCGCTCTTCTTCAACAGAAATATCAGTCTTCTTTTTTAACGTGGTGATATTAGTAATAATATCAAAAATCGTCATTAGATAACCTTACTAGTAGCAATAAAGATATCATCAGTAATAGCATAAAAAATCTCAACAACCTTCTTCATAAACTCTTCAACTTGCTGATGAGTCATGTTAGTCGAGAATGCAAAAGCAGGAGCCTTCTTACCAGCAGTAACGTTAATAGCGGTATGACCTAGAGCAGCACCATTAACCAAATGAGTAATACTCACACTAGCCTTACCCTTGGGTTGAATAATACCATGCTGGTTATGCTCAGCATGAACAATCAAATCATCCCCATCAACCTCAATAGGTTTATTGATAATGGAAGTAAGAATATTTG